CTGTTTTAAATATTTCTTTTTCTTCATCTGTAAGAATATCTAAGTGTTGTACTGAGCCATCCTTACCTGCTATATCTTTCCAAATATTTTCTAGCTCTTTAACTTTTAAACCTTTAGACTTTAAAATCTTTTCAAGAAATTTGTTCTTAACTTGATAGCTCCCTGATAAAGTTTTATGAGTATAGCAGTTAGCTCTGTAAGGCTCAATACTAGGAGAAGTGCCACTACATATAATCCCACTACTAGCATTAGGAGCAACAGCCATGAGATTAGCATTTCTCCTACCTGAACCATGGATGTCAGGAGCTTCGCCCCTTTCGATAGCCAACTCTTTAGTAGCTGCATTTGCTTTTGATTTAATATATGTGAAAGCTGTGTGGTTAAATCCAGTTGCGAAAATACCTTCGAAAGGTATGTTCCTAGACTGTAAATATGCATGAAACCCCATTGCACCCAAGCCGAGACTTCTTTCTCTATATGCCGAATAGGCAGATTTAGTATATCCTTCTTTGCCTTCTCTAACATAGTTTTGAAAGCGTTTAAAATTTGCATTATATCCTCCTAGTTGTGATGTATCTATAGCATTTTCTATATAATGTTCTATTACATTATCAAGCATTGTTATTAAATCTGATATAAAGTTATCATCTTTTGACCAGTCATCAAAGTGTTCTAAGTTTACAGAGGACAAACAACATACTGCAGTTCTTTCTTCATCAGTAGGTAAAGTTATTTCGGAACATAAGTTGCTTTGTCTAATCTTTAAACCTAAATCTTTTTGTTCTTTTGGTAAATGTTTATTACAAGTATCTATATTTACCATATATGGTTCGCCTGTTTCAGCTCTAGCATGTATAATTTGCCACCATAAATCTCTAGCATTAATAACCTTTACAGCTTCATTAGTTTTAGGGTCAATCAATCTCCAGTCTTCATCATTTTTTACTGCATCCAAGAAACTGTTAGTTATATTAATACCATTGTGTAGATTTAAACATTTTCTATTTATATCCCCTCCAGATTCTTTACGCATGTTTATAAACTCTTCAATCTCTGGATGACTTACATCCATGTATGCAGCATAAGAACCTCTTCTAGTTGTGCCTTGATTAAAGGCTAACATCTGAGAATCTACAACATGCATGAATGGAATTGAACCAGTAGAACGACTGCCATGAGCAGTAGAAATACCGTTGCTCCTAATATCGCCCCAATATCCACCAATGCCTCCACCTGAACTTGCCAACCAAATGTTCTCATCGTAGTGATTAGATAAACCACTGCGACTGTCAGGAACATAATTAAGGAAACAAGAGATAGGTAACCCACGACTTGTTCCCCCGTTACTAAGTATAGGAGTGCTAAACATGAACCAACGAGAGGAACTGTAGTTGTAAAGTCTTTGAGCCAGTTCAAAATCTGTCTCCCCTTTGTAAGTAGCCCCGAATACTGAGGCTCTTGCGAACGCTTCTTGTGCATGTGTTTCTCCTTCCCAGAAGTATCTATCTCTGAGTGTATCTAGACTAAATTTATCAAACTCTTTTTCTTTATCGTAGTCTATTTCAATTCCTAAGTAAGGCTTAGTTCCTATTTTGTCATCAATCATTTTTATTCCCTTGTTCTTGCTCCCACAGGTGTATTGCTATGATAGCATAATGTATAATTTTTAATAAATCTCCTTGATTTTTATATTCTCCTGTTATAGGGTTAGGTTTTTTACCATACCTCATTGCATATTTCATTATGTTTCCTATGCAAAAACCTTCTCCATATCCGGCATCTATTATCATATCTGTTGCTTGATACTTTCCATAACCATAATGTCTTTCATATGTACCATCTACATATCTTTTTATTTGTTCTATTGTATTTTTTTCATTAAATTTATATTTCATTTCCATTCCTCTGGTAGATTGTCTTCATTATACCATATAAAATTGTTTTTGTCAGCCCATTCTGCATGACTTCTTTTAGTTCCATCCTTTCTCCTTTTTGCTTGTGGCATAGGAGAGTATGGACTAGAAAATAAAAACACTAATTCTTGATTAGGTTTTAAAGCTTTTCTAATCCAAACATATTTATTATATTCTTGATAATCCCAAAATCTACCTTTAGCTTCAAGTAAATATTCTTTATCTCCAATAGTTTTTACAAAGTCAGGTTCGTAAGTATGTTCAACTGTGTAAGAAACTTTATCAGAATGATGTTGCCAATCTTTTAAAATTGTAGTGTGCAGTTTATGTTCCCATTTAGAATCATATCCTTTAGGTACATTTTTTTCTTTTGGTCTTATTATCCTTGGCTTTCTATATCCTGCCATGTAATGTCCTTTAATCTTTTATCAATCTTTTTAATTCTTTGTGAAAACCATCTAGGTGTGTAAGCAGAAAGCATAATTTTTTTATTAATGTATACATGTGTTTGTTCTGGTAAATATTTTTCAATATTTTTTACAGATAATTTTTTTTGTTCTTCTTCTACTAACATAGTTTTTAACCAGTCAACAACTAAATGATTTGCTTTTTTTCTTATTTGTTTTGCTTTTCTTCCGTTCATAATACTGTTGAGTCATAATTTTTAACAAGCTTCCAATAATTTAATAAGCTGTTAAACATTTCTTTGTGTTTATAATGTGTGTCTTTATCCCATACATGAGTTAAAACTAATTCTGTGTCTGCTCTATCAACAAAGATAGATATTCTTTCAGGGTCTTCTATGTTACAACCTTGTGCATACGCAGATAACTGCATACCATGTTCATCATATACTAATTTACTAGAGTCTTTGCCTTTTAAATTGTCTTTAGTTTTAAAGTCTATAAAGATACCAGACTTAGAATATAAATCTATCTTACCACCATAGCCCTCGTTAGCACAAAAAGAATCTTCTGCTATCCATTCTTCGTTAGGATAGTTTGCATCTAACCAAGACCTAATAACTTTATAAGGTTTTGTTTTAGCTCCACCTAAAAATCCTTTTTCTATTTGTGCATGAATTTTTGTACCTTGTTTAGCAGCATTCATTCCTACTTCTCTACCTGCATACTTACATTTATTTACATACTCTGGGTCATCTTGATTTACACTTAA